ATTTTACCCACCTATTTTACCCACCTATTTTACCCACCTATTTTACCCACCTATTTTACCCACCTATAACTCTTCTAGATTCTCTCCTTTCTGATTTGTCGGGGGCAAAGCCCCCGGACCCCCATAATTATTTTATTAATTATATATATAATGGGAGTCAATCCATCAAACAGACGATTACGAGCTTCGAATAATTTAACAAAGTATGGTGCAGCAGGAAATGCGCGAACGGGTGGTGGTTTTGGCGTTGGCAATAAAGGTGGTATTGGATTTAGCATAATGCGTTTCAGATTGTTTAACAAAATTAAACCGAAATCAAATTCAGATACGGGAATGTATGATAAAAACTCAGTGAGAATGCCTTCATTTAGGCGCGATGTCTGTTGTTTTAATAGACTTTTACAACCAATTAATAATCAACCAAAAAATAATAATTCATTGGTTTATAGAGCAGGATTAAATAGACGTTAAATTTAAATTGAATTAAAAATATTTATTAATTAAATTAATTAAAAAATGTTTAAAAGAAATAAAATTGTACCGGAAGGAACTTTAGATAGAAATGATCCTATTCAAGCGAGAATTTATGAGAATATATTAAATATCAAGAAAATTAAACCAAAAAAGAAAGAAGAAAATAAGAAAATTAAGAAATCAAACCGGTAGCATCTCTATTGCATCACAATACACAACATTTGATTCTTGTAATTCAAGATGCATTGGCACCAAAATTCCAATACTTATATTTTTTTTTTCATATGTGGGTGTTCTCGCGGGTTTCCTGGTTGAATTAAAAGCCAAAAACTCATCAGTTGGTGGTTTTTGTTTTTTTGAATGCCATATATTTCCGTGTCCACAATAAAAACATAAATTGTCACAATGCAATTTAAATTTATTACATTTGCAAGTTTTAAATTCACAATGAAAACGCATATTAGTATTCTAATATTTGCTTTATTATATTTATAAATAGTATATGAATCACGTATTAATTAAAAGACAAATAATAATGTTTATAGTTATGGTAATTGTGGGGATGTTATTCAACCCAATGAATATTTTAGCATATAGACGAAATGATTTATATATATCGTTAACTTTATTTTATGGTGGATTGTTAATGGCATCAAATATGATTTGGGCGCACGAGATCATTCATTATTTATCTATGGGGCATTTTAATATGAATGTTTTTTTTATTGGAATTATTTGTTCAATTTTTGTGTCAACATTATTATTAAAACAACAATTTTTGGTGAACGATAAACAGTGGTTAAAAAGAATGATACCGCACCATTCAACGGCCATTACAACGACGACAAAATTATTAGAAAACAATAATAATTTTAAAAATAATCCCAAATTATATCACTTGGCAAAGGGTATTGTTTATAACCAAAAATTAGAAATTCAATTCATGAAAGCCTTATTATAAATAGTTTGTTATTTTATTGTTTTTATGTTTATATATAATAACAATGAGTAAAAATATAATAACTTTGTGTGCAAAAACGATATGTCATTTTCGCACAATTTGTTTAGAAACGATGAATCTTTTCAAACAATTCAAATATTTTAAAGGGTGCGCTTTATGCACATTTTGGGCGCATAAAGAATGTATTACAAGATGTACGAACTGTCCACAATGTAGAAATGATTTTTAAATATGGATAATTCAGAGTTTTACTTTTTTCGTCTTTTTATTTCATTATCAAAATCTTTTTTTGTTAATTTATATCCCCAATGCTGTAAAACTTGACGTATTTTTGGACTCACAGTTTCGTCATTCCATTTTGATTTTTTTTTGATAATTTGCGTTACTAAAAAGCGCATAAAGCGTCCTCTCCCACCCGCCAAATTTCGCCACCTTTTAACCTGTCTTTCGTCGTCCGAACATCGTTTACCTTTATAAAAATCACAATACCAATGTACCCACCCATATGGGTGTTGTTTATTTATCCAACCTTTCCCTTCCCAAAATTGCAATGATGTTCCAACTTTTACACCATATCTATTCTTCTTTTTGTCATATTCTTTTGAAGATAAACAATCCTCGGGAATACCTTTCCACCAAGATTTTGGATATTTTTTATGAATATTTTTAAGATTTTTCTTTACAACTTTTGAGCGAATTGGTCGCCAATAAGTGCCACCGAAACTTCCCAACTTAAACATTTCTCTCGGAGTTAAATTAGGTAAAAAATCAGGATAATCTTTAAAGTGAATTCTTTTATTTCTTCGTTTTCTTGTTTTAGGCATATACAATAATATCATAAAAAAAAATTTTATTACTTTGGTAAATGATAAAGAGATATACAATTGAACATATATTATAAAATATTTATTTGTTCTTGAGAAAGTTTTAAATATTCATAAATTTTTTCATCAGTCCAATTTCTATCAAATGGTACCAAAGGTATATATTTACAAGTATCTTTTGATATTGTTTGCGAAACTTTTCTAATAGACAATAATTTATTTACAATTTTTGTTTGTAAATAAGATTTTAATGAATTTGCTTGAAATTCAGTTTCAACTTTAAAAGAAACATAACTACCCGAATGAACTTCATCTTCGTTTAATATAAATAATTTATCAAATCCACTGTATGCACCTTTAACGGCTGTCGGACTTATAACTTTCCAAAATTTCATTTCATTATTTACCTTTAAATTTATATATCTTTTCCTATCTTTATTTTGTTTTACAGATACATAACAAACGATATTATTATTTTTATCATCTATAATTCTTTTATCATTTGTTTCAATACCAAAACATCTCCCAACAAATATTTTTTGTATATTTTCAAATTTTTTAAATATTTTAATTATTTCAAAATATTTGGGATTCAATATTTTATCAGTAAGATTTAAATCATATATGACACCATTAAATTTGCAAAATCCATTATAATTTGAATTTTTATAAAGTATACAACAACCTCCTTTAATATCAACAATTGGTCCAAACCATTTTTTTGAACTATCAGTATGTTGTATTGATTCAATATCTTTTCTTTGTTGTATACATTTTCTAAATTTCCCCAACCCCTTACCTGTTACAAACCATCTACTAGGTATAACAAATAACAATTTATCGGTTATATCTATAAATTTTTCAACAAATAAATGATACAATGGTTTTGATACTCTACTATTATCTTCTTGTGATGTTGTATATGGTGGATTTCCAATTACGGCATCAAACTTAGTTACACTTTTCCAGGTATTAGTTTCTTCATTTATATTCATATCTAAAGTATTTCCTTCATAATAATTAATTTTATATTCATTTTGTGGATCAATCAATAATTTATTAATAAATATATTTGCTGGATTAATGTCACAAAAATATAAACATTTTTCAACAATTGTCTTATATCTATCTTTTTCATTGGGTATTATTTCTTTTAAACCAATCATAAATTTATCAATGATATCAATAACAAATCCGCCTTTTCCAGAGCACGGTTCTAAAATTTTTTTTTCAGATTTCCAAAACTCACTTGGTATTTTATCTAATATTTCCTGTCGTAACTTAAACGGTGTTGTTACTTCTGCATTCTTCTTTTTTTCATTTTCCTTAGGAATGAAATATTTATCAATTATTTTTGACAATTTTTTACTATTTCTTATATTTTTAATAAATAGTTCTTTAATATTCCTAATTGTGTCAGCTGCATCTAAATTATCAATCATATATTTTTTATAAATATTAATAAAATTATATATAAGCGATTTATTAATATTCTTATTACTCCACCATATTTGCATTTGTGAAATTAGTATATTGTATAATTTTTTATCATTTTGTATTATATCAAACATTTCAATTAATGATGTATTTTTTTCACGAATAGTTAATAGACATATTAATGGTACAACATCTTTAACTATTTCCATATAATTAATTTTTTTTTCTTCATTATTTTTTATTATATTATTTCTATCAATATTTATTTTTTCAATCTTTATTTTTTCAATACCCTTATTTATTGTTTCATCTTTTATACTATATTTTTTTTGATTTTTTGAAGTTTTAATTATTAAATCTTTCATAATTTTTATTTCATCACTTGTTAATAAAACTTTGTTTAAAGAAAGTTTATTTAAATAATTATTCAATACTTTTTCAATATTTGATAAATATAATTCATAAACATTATCTGTAATATTATTGAGTTCAGTTATATTATTCCCAAATGAAGGTAACCAATGATCTCCATTTAAAACAAGTAATTTAGCTTGTAAAATATATTTCACAGCTTCTTTCAAATGACTTTTAGGTTTAATTAATGAAGAATATTTAACAATAGATGTTTCAACAACTCTATTTAAATTCAAATCAACAACAAATCCACATTTTTTATTTTTTCCTTCAGTCATACAACGAAACATCATTTGATATATCATATCATAACCCATATTATTATTTAATAATAATACTATATCACAATAATCAATAGATACACCTAAACTACATTGTCTACCACTCAAAACCAATATGCCTTTTTTTCCACTATTTTTTGCTATAATTCTCGCATCATCAATTTTTTTCTTTGGATTCATTGTTATTTTACTATTTATAGCAATAATGTCATATTCTGGAATAATATTATATTTTTCAAGCAATTGTTTAGTTGCAAAAGATGTTTCAAAAATATTATTTTGAGGTAAAAATGCCAAAATAACCATTGGTTCATTTAAAAACACACCTTCCCCAATATATCTTGAATTTGTTTCGGGATCGTGACATATTTTTTCTATTCTCTTCATAAAAACAATATCGTCGGGATAACTATTATCGGGGATACCATAATTCCCTTTTTTTCCAAAAATTTTATACCATAACTTTAAATTTTCTTTTTCATTTTGAAATTCATTCATTTTTTTTTCATTATTTTGTTTTAAGAGAAAACAAGCTTCTGATGACCAACCATAATGATTATCTTTTGTATTTTTAATTATATCTTTTATTATTTTTGAATCAATCTTATCAGTTAATAAATGAAGTTCTGGATATTTTGAATATTCGCTAATAATATTAGCTTCTGAATATTCATTTATTATTTTTTGAAATTCATTGCCGTGTTTTTCAACCAATCTTTTAATATTATTTTTATTATCAATATTTTTACAAAGTTTAATATCTTCCAAATCCCATAAAACCCAACAATCTTTTGATATATCGTAATCATTGATTGGCTTTGAATATGTTGCTGTAATTTGTATGGTAAATGTTTTATTACCATAATAATTAAGAGTTTCTTGAGCAAGTGTTGTTGTTCCCCCATTATGACTTTCATCAATAAACCTCATATCAAATTTCATTTTTTTCAACCATTTAATATTTGTTGTTTCTTCTAATTTTGATTGTAAAAATTGTTTCGAACATAAAATAATATTTTTTTTTAATATTAAAGGTTCTTTATTTTCACCATTTAAAACAATAATATTAAAATCTTGTAATTGTAAACAATCAAACACCTTTTTATATTGATCAATCGTTTCATTTGGTGCTGTTGTGATAACAATATAATTACATACATTTTTATCGTAACTATCTTCAATAATGCAACCACCTATAATATAACTTTTACCACTTCTTTGAATATGTCCCCATAAAATTTTTCTTTTATTTTCTTTTTTCATTTTAAGTGTTTTTAATACACCAAGTTTTTGATGCATTTTCAAACATAAAGGATTTTTATTTAAATGAATAATTTCATCAATTGTTTTATTCTTATATATTAATTTAAATTGATGATATGCCTGTTCAAGATCATTCCAATCAATATAAATAGTATCTTCTTTATTGATAAATCTCAATAATTCTTTATTGGTTTTTTCTATCCTTTTTTTCATAATTTGAAATTCATTATTATCTCGGATACAAATACATAAAGACATTGTATAACCATCTTTTTCATATTGTTTAAAATTTGTAAGTATTTTGTCTATATCCATTTTCCCTATATTCATTTTATTTAAATCTTTAGATGTTGTTACTAAGATATGTTTATCGTTTCTTTTATGTATGGCTGTCAAATCAGATGAATCACCTTTATCTTTTAAATTAATTTTAATTCCATTATCATAAAATAAATCATTTAAACTTGTTTGTTTTTCTATTGTTTTTATGTTATAGTTACCTTTGCAAATATCCCAATCATTAAGTTTTGAAATACACCCCAGCGATGCGAATAATCTTAATAACGACTCCTGTTTATTTTTCCCTTTCCATTTTTTTCCTAACCATTTTACAATATTACCAGGAAAATAATGTAAAAATTTATTAAGGTCACAAAATGTTTTCATAATTTAAAAATACTATCAATTTAACAAAATAATATAAAATCAATTTATTATTAAATATGGGAAAACCTAATTGGTATATACAATAATATCACATAAAAAAAATATTTAATAAAATAGTATTAAATATTTACTTTGGTAGTGTATTTTGATTTATCAATCATTTCTGCAAACACCTCTTGTTTCAACATTCGTTGTTTACTAATAATAATTCTCTTTAATAAATATTCAATTGAATAATGTCTGATATCGCCATCCTCAAACTTTACAACATATCTCTCTTCACCTATATAATTATCCACAACTTTGGGGTCAAATTTGTATTTCCCCCTGGGTTTTTTAAAAACGAGTCTATTATTATCATCTCTGTATTTTCTAAACCAGGAATCAATTACCTTACCTTTATAAAATGTATACTTGTAACTATCATAGCACGGGGTAAATAGTAAATTAACAGTTGTGTAATTTATGATAAAGGGACTACGTTTCCAAATAATAAATTTCCTTTTTTTTATAAACATATTACCTCTTTTTATCTCTTCTTGCCTTTCTCTTTGTCTTTCTCTTTTTTTAACACGTTCTTTATAAAATTCTGAATTAAATTTGATACCAAAATTTTTTTTTTCTTTTGGTAAATATTCCAAATTTTTTTGTGTCAAAGAATCATTCATGAAAACGTGCGTTTTTTTTGCTGCTGTTTCATATTTATTTATATTTTTAAGCCATTTTGAAACAGGGTCTCTACCGGAATATCTATTTCTGAGACCAGATGGCGTTATAAATGTAACAACGACTTGTTTTGTTTTCTTACTCCATTCGCCATTATAATTAAATTCACAAGGTTCTGTTTTATTAGTTAAAGAATTCCACTTAGTTACTTTACCAAAAAGTTCAGGTCTATTGGATAGCCAAAATTTGCGACAATATTCATTTTGTTTCCCAATAAATGACGTTAATTTTAAATTTTTTCTATAGAACCCACCTTTGATAAATTGATGTGTAACTTTATTCCAAAATATCCTTTTATCGATGCAAAATTCATATATATGTTTTATTATTTCTGATGGTATTTTGCGTGGGAAAATAAATTTCATTATTGTTTTTATGATATTGTTTATGATTATTAAATATTTTAATTCAATTTAAAAAAATGGAAATCTGGTAATAAATTTTTTCATTAATTTGTTTACAATAGTTTCAAAACATTTTCACTTGTTTCTAGCGCACCTTCAATCCAACATTGGTATCTTGAACTGTAATTTTCACCACAAATAAAAATATTATCATCACGATAAGGTTTTGTCATTTTTTTTTCAATGTTTTTACTATCGTAACCTTTTTTCCAGTACCCCACGCCATTTTCCCAAAAGAAAGATTTTGCCCAAATTGGTTTTGGTATTTTTTTAATTCCGAAAATTCTCTCACATTCTTTCAACAAAAAGTTAATTAATTTTGATTTACTTTCATTTTCCATTTTTTTTAGATATATTGCATTGTATTCGTCAACATAACTTATCATTACTAAACCATTATTATGATTTATTGGTATGAAATAAGATAATCTTGAATCAGTAATTGTTTTTTTTATATTTTTAAACCAAGAACATTTTTTAGTATCAAAAATAAAATAAAAACGACATAATGGTGTATTCCTAACCGAATTGATAAGTGGTTTTAAATTATTTAAATACTTAATTTTAAGAAGGTCTGGTCTTTGACCTGTTAACACAATTTTTTTGCAAAAATAATTACATTTATTTGTTTTTATAATGTAATAATCTTCCACATCATCTATACTTTTTAATTCGGTATTTAATTTTATTATACCGCCCGTTGATTTAATTCTTTTAGATAACACTTCAACTAATTGTGATAAACCACCACCTAAAACATAAAAAGTATTATTGTTATTAAGATCTGTGCTATATAAATTTAATGCATCGTAAGCGTTTGTTTTAAATATGTCTTTATAAGGATATATTGCCTTTAAATAATCAACGATATCGGGATCTATATTTTTATTTAACCATTCGCCAAATGACATTTTTTTCATTTTTTTTGTTAATTTTGTTTTTTTTATAATAATATCCAAAAAATCATATGGTGAATAGTTTGATATTTCATTTTTTTTCCATTTTGATTTTGTTACAATGTGACTAGCTTTACTTGGTATTTCAATTATTTGTTTGGTTAAACCAACATCATTTATGAGTTTTTTTAAACATTTATGATTATCGTTGAATCTACCGGCAGCAGCTTCCATTGAATGTTTAATGCCTTTCACAGTGACTTTATGTGTGTATACACGCCCACCCAATCTATTATCTCTTTCAATTAGTAAAATTTTTTTATTTTTATATTTCTTCAATAATTTATATTGGGTATATAATCCTGCCATACCACCACCTACAATTATTATATCATACATCATATAATAATTACATATTAAAAATTTTAGCACAATTTAACCTCGCTCCAGCATTTCCTGTATTTAATGACTCTTCATCATTTCCTTTGCCCAAATCATCTTTCAATTCATGAACAATTACGCTCCTACCTATAATAGTATGTTTTCCAGATAATGAAATTTTATTATCGATAAAGGAACCTTTTGTTTTCCCATCCCCAGTATTTACATTTCCCAAGTCACCTAGATGTCTTTTTTTATTTTTTCTACCCGAATGATTATTACCTAAAGGATTAAAGTGTGGACCTGCTTTAACACAATCGCCTTTAAAATCACCAATCTCATGGATATGAAACCCGTGTTTACCGTTTTTTAAACCTTTAATATCATAACTCACTTTCACACCTTTCTTTACCTTTTCAAATAATATGGATCCATAAACATTATTTTTCTTTTTAAATAAAGCCTTTGCTTTATTTGTCACACCGCCTCTAAATCTTTTCACTCTACCGCGTGTATATTTTATTTTACGAGCTCTTTTAATTTCTTTTTTTGTCAGCTCATTGTGGGTGATTGGTGTTTTTTTAGTTATTCTTTTTGACGGTCTATAAACATCATTTTTATATTTATAACCAACTTCGCCTCGTTGATTTACCCAATTCTCATCAAACCATCTCCGCAAACCTTTTTTCTTTGTTTTATTTCCAATATAAGGATTTTTTTTCCCGTGTTTCTTCTTAAAATCTTTCTTATATTTTTGCACTAATAATCCACTTCTATACGCGCTATGTTTTGGATATTTTTTATATATTTGTTTTTTTACTTTATTGTATAATTTTTTATCTCTTGGTATCGGTGCCATATATATATATATATAATATATTAGTTATTTATATAATGGATTTGGATATTGCAACTAAAAGTATTCTCGGTGTTTTTTTTCTTTATTTAGTAATGTTTGGTAGTTATATTAATGTTTTACTCAACTGTGGTTTACAAAGATTTTTAATTAATGATTTATATTTGCGACATATTGTTGTGTTTTTTTCAATTTTCATTTTCACATTTGTCCTTAATTGGTATACACCAAAATCAATAGTTGTCACAGAAAATTTTTCAAACTTTTCTGATTTTTTTGATAAATATTCATATATACTCAGTTCTTTCGGATATACTGGTCTTATTTATATATTTTTCATTTTATCAACAAAACAAGAAATGTTTTTTATGTTTTCATTCTTAATTATTTTGATGTCAGTTATAGGTGTTTATATTATATATCGCATAGAATTATCGGGTATTGGTATTGATTACTTTGATATTAAAGATAATATAATAATGGATAAAACATTATTGGGTAGAAAATTAAGCAAAAGTAAAAAAAACGATAACTCTGTTAGCGAACAATCTCTTAAATTAACGTCAAATCTACATAATATGGTGTCATTTGGTTATATTTTACTTATTTTAAATGTTGCCACTGGATTTGTTCTATATTTTAAACGCCAATATAAAGATCACGCACACCATTGGAATTGGTTAATATTCTTCCTTGGTAGTTCAAAATGCAAAGGAACTTAGATTATAGATACAACGATTGATTCGTCACAATGAATTTCTTTAACTTTTCCGAAACTTCTCTCAGTGTTTTTAACAGTTCCAAATTATTTTGAATCAAACAAGCATTTTCCATTTCCATAGCAATATTACATATTTTTAATATTGCTTTTGTAAAATTACCAATATAAATATCCCATTGTTCCATTTCTTTGATGATATTTTGACATTCTATTTCATCTTCGGATTTTGCCCATTTATATACCATTTCTATTAAATCATATTGTATATTATAATTAAACATAAAATTGGTTTCATAACGCGTTTCTTCATCATAATATTTATCATATACTTGTTTTATTTTTTTCACAGTTCGTTTAACCTTATCATTTGTATTTACATAATCAATATTATGAATTCTATTGTTGTCTGATAATCTAATATTACAAAATACACTAAGTGCACTTGTTAACTCAAAGACATTTAAATCAGAAAACGCATTTTCATTTACCAATAAATCTGCAATACCTAAACAATGAATTTCGTTAATATTGGATGCTATTTTCCCCATTTCAGTTAAATCATATTCTTGAAATTTGTCTCCACGATTGATAAATTGATGCTTTTCTAATATTTTTAGATTTGGTTTAATTTCATTTTCAATGCTTTCATCAATAAGTATGCGTCTTTCGCGCAGATTATTCAAATACTTACTATTCTCAACCATGGTATCGTATTTTTTAAAATCCTTGTCAAATGTTTTTGTTTTCTGCTCTATGAGGCGTATTTCTTGCGCTGTTTTCTTTCTTTTTTTAGAGCTTTCTCTCACAACTCTCTGTCGTGTTTTTAAAAAATCATATCTTACAAGATCTTCTTTTGTTGTTGTTAAATAATCAAATGAAAATTTATTTAATGTTTCTTCCATTTCAACAATATCTTTATCAACTTGTATTTTATGTTTCTGAATCACATCGCTAAGCATACTGTTTTCCACAAATGATTTAAAATCAAATTGTTTGGAAGCAATCATCTTAAGAAGCATTGAAAAATTAATCTTAAATTTAGAAGACAATGTTTCAGGTTTACCCCCAAGAATAACGCTCATTTGCTGCGGTGTTGGTCGCTGATTATCTCTAAACAAATTATTCAAATGAAAAATATATCCTTTTGTATCTTTACCTCGTCGTCCTGCTCTTCCTGCCATCTGAGTATATTCGTGCGATTTTAACAAACGGAAACCTTTACCATCAAACTTAGATAATGCTGAAAATATCACTGATTTTGTCGGCATATTAATACCTACGGCAAACGTTTCAGTTGCAAATAATAATTTAATGTATCCTTTTCCGAATAATATTTCAACCATTTCGCGAAATACAGGTGCAATTCCGCTGTGATGTACAGCAATACCTTTTTCAAGAAGCTTTGTAATCCAATCGTATTCTGGAAGTGCGATATACTCACGATAGTTGGGGAGTCGCATTAAGATTTGTTTGCATTCTTTTTTGATAGTACTTGGTATTGTGGATTCTTTTGGAAAGAGAGGTACAGTTATTTTTTCTGCGAACATTTTGGTTTGTTTGCGTGAGAAAATAAAACAAAGACCTGGTAAAAGATTATGTTGATTTAAATATTCAACCATTTTATTCATTACGAAAAATTGATTGATGCGTATTCTTTCTTTATCAAAAAAATTTAATAATTTAGAAATTTTTTGATATTCCTGTTCCTTAAACTGTTTGCCTTGTTTCTTGAGAATTATTGGTTTATTTTTCAGGTGATTATTATCTATTTGATTTTTTATTTCAATTGGAAATTTTTTGTAATATGAATCGGGAAATGTTAAAAAGGTGTGATGAGTCAATGGAACTATTCGTTGATTGTAAGAACAGAGCCAACTTTCTCTCAGAGAAATATTTTCAATCCATTCACAAAATAGTTCTGGTTTATCAATCGTGGCAGATAATCCAATTATTTGGGTAGATTTAGGAAGTAACATAATTGTTTCTTCCCAGATTCTTCCCCTATCTGGATCATTAATATAGTGGATTTCATCAAAAACAACACAGCCAAGTTCGTTTTCAATGTCCATTTCAAAATGAAGTGATAATTGTTCAGGCTTTAGAACATCTTCTTGAAGCATTTTTTTTTGAAAAAGAGTATTATAAAGAATTTCCGTCGTCATTATAATCACGTCAGCTTCGGGGTTGAATTTGATATCGCCTGTTAAAATACCGAAAGATATTTCAGGATATTTTTGTTGAAGATCATTGAATTTTTCATTACTTAAGGCTTTAATAGGTGTTGTATAAACAACTTTTTTTCCTTTATTAAAAAAATGTTGGATAGCGAATTCAGCAGGAAGTGTTTTACCACTACCAGTATGGGCGGTAATAATTACATTTTTTTCTTCCACTATGCCTTTTATGGCCCATTTTTGAAAGTCGGATAATTCAAATTTCCAATGTGAGAAATGTGAATTAAAAGAGGTATCGTCAAACGTTTGTGATTGTATTTTCATCTTATGATATATCTTGCTATCACTTTAAATAAATTTATTAAAATGATTTATAAAGTTTTTATGTTAAGTTATTATATATACAATAATGTCGGGACTAGCAACATCCCATTGCCTAAAGGACACAACACAAAAGACCATTAATCTCCCACAACGACAATACCAATATGCACCTGTCATGGGATGGGTATATAATGATCCGGAAACAATTTTTCGTGCTATTTATGGCCAAGAATTTAACAAATTTAAAGATCAAATCAAAGGACGACACGCCGCTGCGAAGAGCGACCGATATATTGTTGCTTTACACGGTTCACATATGTCAGTTGAAAGTCTTATAGAAAATTTTCAACACAGGGGAGATCCCGCCACTAATTCTAATCTGGTACAGAAGAGAGATGAAATGGACACTATTAAAATAGACCAAAAAATGGAAACAAATGAGTTTACAGTACATATGAAAAGTTTACCGGGCCACTCTTCTTGCGATTTAAAAGACTCTAATGATAAACCATTAATGCCTGCATCTTTCCTTATGAACGGTTCTAATTGTAAAGCAAATGGTAGAAGAGCGCCAATTGATCAAATAAGCAACACTGAAATAGATGAAATGCTGGGTGGATATGTCGCTGACATCTACAAAAACAAGCTAGCTAAACAATTTGGATTAAATATGTTTTGGGGACCCAATGAAGATGTTCCAAACTTTTCTATGCAGGGTGATCATACTGAAGCTAGTCCGGGTGTTCTTTTTATGGCAACTTATGTTTTTTTATGGGGATTTCATAATCCACATAATAATGATTATCCAATTGTATTACGTTTAATTGAGACCGGGGTTGGTAGAGAATCAAGATCAAAAAAAGGTACAAATATTACTTCTGCTTTTCTTTTTGGTGATGCTAGAAATGCTATCAGGAGTTTACGAATGGAGTTAATCGAGGAAGAGGGGGGAGAAGATGACAAGATGGAAAAAGATGACAAGATGGAAGTAGATGACGAGAAGTTCATAGAAAATACAAATATTCCTATACATCATTTTATATCTGCTTGTCAAGTTATTAGTACAGATTTACTAAAACAACGAAATACGACAACAGCGACAATTAAAGCTGCTCGCGCCACAAATTCCTTAAAACATATAAAGTCAATGTATCACCAAGGATTACACAATATGACACAATTTGATAATTTATGTCCCAGTTCCAGTTCCAGTTCCAGTTCCAGTTCCAGACCCGGAACCCTGGGGAGGCAGACATCCCGAGAATTAGCACAAAAGGCAATAACGTATTGTAAAGGTCCTATTACACGTGAAACGGCTGAGAAACTTAAAGAATGTAGTGTTATAACAGCACCACCCGAACCACCCCCTCCCGTACAAACTGATTGGTTACCAGAATCTGCACTTAGTGATAATAAGCTACTCCCATACGATATATGGAGAATTTCAAAGCGTAAACTGGAAGATATTGACGACGAGCTGTTTATCCCAAATGATATACTGACACAAAAACATTTTGAAAACTTCAAATCATATGCGTTTAAAACAATTACACCGACGAAAAAAAAAAAAGGAAGAAAAAAAAAAAAAAAAAACCCCAAATTCA